TGATTTAACATACTGAACTACAAATAGGTTTATCAGCTCAGGATGTTAAATCAGTATTACCTGAAATAGTACATCCAGCACCTCTTGCACAATCATTAGGGTATGACTATATGACAATTCAATATGATAGAGTTGTACCACTTCTTGTAAATGCAGTTAATGAACAAAAAGAAATAGTTGATTCTCAAAAAGAAGAAATTGAATATTTAAAATCAGAACTTTTAGAAATAAAAGAGATGATGAAAGAATTATTAAACAAATAATAAAATGGCAATAGAAAAAGAAATAGTTTTAAACAAATTAGAAATTAATGTGAATACACCACATATTGAAGTTGTTAAAAGAGTTTCATTTGTAGAAGGGGGTGAAGAAATTAGTAGAACTCATACTGATTTCTTATACACATTCGATAATGATGAACATCTTTTTGCAAGTGAATCAGTTTTTATTCAAGGTATATGGAATGATGTATCAGCTAGTTGGGTAGAAACAACAGGTAGTATCGAATAATATTTGTGTTTAACTAAATTTGGTTATATTTATAGGTGTTAGTTTTCCGTTTGGAGAGCAACCTATATACTTATATATATAAAAGATAATAAAAAATGGCAGTAACTTATTCTTGGGGTATAACCCAAATGACTAAAAAAACGATAGGTTCACACGATAATGTAATATTACATGCACGATGGACTTGTATCGGAACTGAAGGTACTACTGGTACTGAAGGTAGATTTGTTGGAGCAACTCCAATCGATTTTGATTCTGGTTCAGTTGATGAATTTGTTGCATTTGGAGACTTAACCGAAGAATTAGTAATCGGATGGGTTTCATCATCTGTAACAGGCCCAGCTGGATATTGGGACCACATTTCAGAAATGATTCAAAAGGGTATTGATGAGATTGATGATGCATCCGAAGAGATAGGAGATGAAAATCTTCCTTGGTCAACAGGTTCAGTAACTCCAACACCAGTTAGTGGTTCTGGAGATTAATTAATGGTTTCAACGTTTTAGTTATATTTATATTTGTAATAACTAAATTGTTTATTTAATAAACGGAGATAATATGGCAGAAAGAATTGTATCACCTGGAGTATTTACGAGAGAAAATGACCTTTCGTTCTTAGCACAAGGGGTTGGAGAAATCGGAGCAGCGTTCATTGGACCTTTCAAACAAGGTACAGCGTTTGTTCCCACAGTAGTTCGAACTCAAAGTGAGTTTGAAGATAAATTTGGTACACCTGATGGTACTTACTATACAGAGTATGCAGTGCAGAACTATTTAAGGGAAGCAGGAAGTGCAACTATTGTTAGAGTAGCAGGTGTAGATGGTTATAGTCAAGTAGCACCTATTGGTATTGCAGTAACTGGTTCAGCTGGATTAAAATTAATTTCAACACTTCACTCAACACATAATGGTGATGAAGAAGTTGGATTTAGTGGATTTAGTATAGCTGATGGAAGTGCAACAGGTTCATTTGTTGTTAGTGGTAGTGGAATTGGAGAAATATCTTCTTCTTTAGACTCAACTGATAATAACGATGTAACTGATGTATTTGGTTCTAATCCAAGAGGTTCGAAAGATGCATATACATATTCTTACTTTAAGAACGCATATGATGGAATAACTTCTAAAGATGTAGTACAAGCAGTTGTATTACCAACTCAAAACTTTACTTACGATGCTAGTACAGCAGCAACACCATATATAAAATCACAATTAATCTCCGGTGAAAGATATGACCTATTTAAGTTCTATACTTTAGGACATGGTAATGGTGAAAATAAAAGATTTAAGATTTCTATATCTGGTGTTAAGGCAGCAGGTGAAGATGGAGGAACTGATTACTCAGTATTTAGTGTAACTGTTCGTTCTTATAATGATACTGATAAAAGAAAAGTAGTATTAGAATCTTTCAATAATGTAAACTTAGACCCTGCTTCTGCAAATTATATTGCAAGAGTAATTGGTGATAGATGGAGTACTATTGATTCAAATGGTAAAATTACTGAAAATGGTGATTGGATAAATAACTCTAAGTATATTAGAGTAAAAGTAGGAGAGCAAGGTTCTTACCCTGTATCTGCTGCACCATTTGGACATGGAGCTTATTCTAATCCTATTAAAGCAACTGATGAAACTATTGTTCCTTCAGCTGTATTCCAAACAGGTTCTATTGCTAACACAACTGGTAACCCACAATTTTATGCTGGATTTGATTTCGAATCAATTGGTATAAAAGATGATAACGCTAACTATATGAAACCTCTACCTGAAAGTGTAGGAGTTGGTTCTAACTTAGTATTTGGATTTGATGGAAATGTAAGTGGAATTGGATTATCATTAGAAATGACTGGTTCGGCAACTGAGGATATGATTAAGAGACAATTCTCTTTAGGTTTCCAAGGTGGATTTGATGGAATGAGCCCGAATAGAGAAATCGCTTTAGGTTCTTCAATTTCAACTGGAAACTCACAAGGATTTGATTTAACTGATTCAACTAAGTTTGGTTCTAAAGCATACGCTAAAGCTGTGAACGCAGTTTCAAACGCTGATGAGTATGATATCAATATGGTAGTAACACCGGGTATTGTAAGAAGATTGCACCCATCAGTTACAACTGATGTATTAGATATGGTAGAAGCTAGACAAGATTGTTTCTATATTTCTGATTTAACTTCAGTAAACGATACAATATCGCAAGTAACTACTCAGGCTAACGCAATTGATTCAAACTATATAGGTTCTTATTACCCTTGGGTTAAGACTGTAGATTCAAATACAAATAAACTAATCTCAGTTCCACCTTCAGTATTACTACCCGCAGTATTTGCAGCAAATGACGCTATTGCAGCTGAATGGTTCGCACCTGCTGGTTTGAATAGAGGAGGTATTATAGGAGCAGTTAGTGTACTAAATAGATTAACACACTCTGAAAGAGATACTTTATATGAAAACAAAGTAAATCCAATCGCTTCTTTCCCTGGACAAGGTATTGTAGCATTTGGACAGAAAACGTTGCAAGATAAAGCATCAGCACTTGATAGAATTAATGTTAGAAGATTATTAATCAACGTTAAGAAGTTTGTAGCATCTACATCTAGATTCTTAGTATTTGAACAAAATACGGCTCAGACAAGAGGTAGATTCATTAATACTGTACAACCTTATTTAGAAGGAATACAACAAAGACAAGGATTGTACGCATTTAAAGTAGTTATGGATGAATCTAACAATGGACCTGATGTTGTTGATAGAAACATACTTGCTGGACAGATATTCTTACAACCGGCTAAGACCGCTGAATTCATTGTAATTGATTTCAACATCTTACCAACTGGAGCATCGTTCTCAGCATAAACAAAAAAAATGAATAACTAATATTTATTAGTATAAAAGGGAAAATAAAAAAATGGCAGAAGTATTAGAATTTAACGAAATGATGTTCACCAACTTCGAACCGAAGATGAAGAACAGGTATATAATGGAGATTGATGGAATTCAATCATACCTTATAAAAGCTGCAAGTAGACCTTCTATTAACTTTGAGACGGTGAAGTTAGACCACATCAACACTTATAGAAAACTACAAGGTAAGGGAGAATGGCAAGATATTACAATAACAATGTATGACCCAATCGTACCTTCAGGCGCTCAACAAGTAATGGAATGGGTAAGATTAGGATATGAATCTTTAACTGGTAGAAAAGGATACGCTGATTTCTACAAAAAGGATATCGATTTCTATATGTTAGGACCTGTTGGTGATAAAATCGAACAATGGAAGTTGAAAGGTGCATTTATTACATCTGCAAACTTTAATGATTTATCATTTGACTCTAATGACCCTGCTGATATCGAATTAACCCTTTCTTACGATTACGCAATATTAGAATTTTAAGATATTATTCACTACTATCTATATTTTGAAAAGGTTCTCTTAGTGAGAACCTTTTTTATTTTATAACTTTTCGTTTTCGATATACTTATATATACAACTAATAAAGGTTAAATTATGAGCGAAAATAAATTTGAATTCCCAACTGAGGTAATTGATTTACCATCTAAAGGTTTGGGATACCCAGAAGGACATCCCCTAAAAAAAGGAAATATTGAAATTAAGTATATGACTGCAAGAGAAGAAGATATTCTTGCATCTCAATCCTTAATTAGAAAGGGTGTAGTATTAGATAAGTTGTTTGAATCAGTAGTTGTAGAACCAAACGTTAATATCAATGATATTTTAATTGGAGATAAAAACGCTATTCTATTAGCAACTAGAGTATTAGGTTATGGTGCAGAATACAAAGTAGAAATAACTGACCCATCTACATTAGAAGAGCAAGAAGTAACTATTGACTTATCTAAAGTAAAAACTAAAGATTTTAATGAGGAATTGCTAAATTCTGAAAATCTTTATAAATTTAAATTACCAAGAAGTGGAGCTGAATTAGAGTTCAAACTTCTAACACATGGTGATGAATTAGAAATTACAAAAGAAAACCAAGCATTGGCTAGATTATATAAAGGAAAGGGAGATAGTACATTTGATGTAACTACTCGTTTAAAGTATATGATTCAATCAGTAGATGGTAATAACGATAGAGGATATATTACTAAGTGGGTACAAAACTCATTCTTAGCATTAGATACCAAAGCATTTAGAAAATACGTTAAGGAAATCAGTCCAGATATGGATTTAAAGTTTAACTTCACTTCGGAGTTAACGGGTGAGGAGGAGGCACTCGATATTCCCTTTGGGGCCGGGTTTTTTTACCCTGCCGAGTAACTACTCAATTCAACTTCATGACCAAATTTGGGAAATGGTTAACTTTGGTAATGGTTTTACTTGGAGAGATGTTTACTTCATGCCAATACAATGGAGAAAGTTCTATTTCAAGAAGTTGATAGATTTAAAGAAAAAAGAATCAGACCAAATGAAAAAGGCTGAAAGACAATCAAAAGTAAGGGTTAGAAAATAATCCTTACTTTTTTTTTATCCAATATTTATAATAGTATAAAAGTATAAACACATTACTCATGTCAAAAAAAGAAACAAACGAAGGTTTATTTGATGCAGCATCACAATTTACAAATGCTTTTTTCAATGGAATATCGAAAAACACATCTGATAGAATTCTAAAAAAAGCAAAACAAAGGGGATTACCTAAAGATATCATAGATAGTATGGAGCGTATTGAAAAAGAAAAAGATGAACTTTATGCTAAACTAAAAAAGGCTAATAAAAAGTAATAGATAATACTAATGGCAGATAACTTAAGTCAAAGGAAGCGTGATTTAGAAGAAATCAAACAACTTTCACTAGAAATACTCAAAGTGGAAAATGACTCTGCTGTGTCTGATGAAAAGCGATTAGCTAAATTAGATACTTTAATAAAAAAAAGAAAAACATTAGGTAATCAAATAAAAGAAGGTAATAAAATAGTTCAAGATAGGTTAAATTACTTATCAGATGAAGAAAAATCTATAAGTTCTATAAGTGGGGCTTATAAAACATTTCAAGATTCACAAAAACAATCTTTATCAATAGCCGAATCCTTTGTAGGTAATGATGAAGAAAAGCAAAAAATTATAACTAAAACTTTAGAATTAAGTAGAAGTTTATCTGAAGTATCTCCAGAACAAACAAAAGAATATTTAGCAGCTTCAAATGCACTAAAAGACCAAGTTGAACAAAATAAAGTATTATTAGCTGGAAATGATGAATTAATTCAATCATTAGAGGCTCAAGCTGCTGAAGCGGAAAATATTTCTATGGCAACTAAGTTCCAAAAGAAACAAATGGAACAAACTTATGAAGCAACTCAAAAACTAAATGAAGTTTTTCAATCAATAGGAGGTGTATTTAGAACATTAGTATCATCAGCAGGTGGATTTGTTGGTACTCTTGCTATTGGTGGAGCAGCTGCTGGTAAAAAATTATTAGATACATCATATCAATTAGGTGGTTCACTTTTAGATACATCTAATATAGCAACAACATTATTTGGAACTGTATTTGAAGATGCAGTTGGAACTACTAAAAATCTTTCAAAAGAATTTGGTGGATTAAGTGATGTATCATTAAAAACACAATTCAGAACTAACGTAATAGCTAAAAACTTAGGTATTGGGGCTGGTGAAGCAGCATCTTTAACAGGTCAGTTTGCTCGTTTAAATGATGGTTCTGCAGAAACTGCACAAAATTTAATACAATCTACTAAAAACTTAGCACAACAAAATGGATTAGTTCCAGCTGATGTAATGGCTGATGTAGCTA